AGACGCTCTAAGGAGGAGTTGTACGTCGGGAGTGGTATTGTCTGCTTCATCGATGATGATGACCTTGTGCTTCGACTCGCTGCTAAGAGAGACTGTAGATGCGAAGTTCTTGGCATTATTCCTAACAGTGTCAAGAAACCTGCCTTCATCCGAGCCATTAATGACATAGACATCAACCCCCAACTGATTACAGAGTGCCTTTGCTACTGTAGTCTTACCACATCCTGCAGGACCAGCAAGAAGCATATTAGGTATTTCACCTTTATTTAGAAATTCTAAGAAGGTTTTCTTAGTCTGTTCTGGTAAGATACACTCTTCAATTGTCTTAGGTCGATACTTCTCAACCCAGAGAAATTCATCACTCATAATTTAGATCCAATCTGGTTTTCTGGATGGGTCACGTAAATAATTAGATGCA